CACCTACAAATACACCAAGTATTAGTCCAACAACAACCCCAACTAATACACCATCAGTATCTGTATCTGTTAGTCCAAGTTTAACACCAACAAATACTCCAAGTATCACACCAAGTATTAGTCCTTCAGTTAGTCCAACTTTAACTCCTACAAATACTCCAACTCCTACATCATCACCTATACCACCGAGTCCATCAGTGACTGCAACATCAACTCCTACTCCAACTCCAACTCCTCAAGGAGTGAGTGAAGCACAGACCTATATGTCTGCAGTAATTGCAGGTGGGGGAACTTTAGATTCAACCTCATCAGGAGCAACATATCAATTATTCTATGACTTATTCAATTATGGTCTATGGAACAAATTATACTCATTCTACCCACTTTTAGGTGGAAATAGTAGTGGAGGTCAAGCGGTCAATGGAAAGACCCCTGGAACCCGTAATATCACTTGGAATGGTGGTTTAACATTCTCTACCAATGGTGTTGTTTCAAATGGTTCAACAGGTTATGGAGACTTGAACTCAAACCCAAATAGTATTGGAACATTGAATGATTTCCACATGTCATTCTATTCAAGAACAAACCAACAACAAGCGACTGACCAATTCGATATGGGGGTTTATAACGCTCCAAATGAGAGAACTCAAGTAAATGCTCGTTCAAGTGTTGATGATACAAGAGGTGTTGTAAACGCACAGACTCAAGGAACATTCTCAAATAGTAATTCTCAAGGATTATTTACCATAACAAGAAGAACATCAACTGATACTGAATTCTATAGAAATTCAACATCACTTGGAAACTCATCTGTCACTTCAACATCAAGACCAAACGGTGATTTATTCTTAATGGCAAGAAATTGGATTGGAGTAGGATTAAATGAATCACCAACAACAAGACAATATGCGTTTGTGACCATTGGAACAACATTAACAGATAGTGAAGTATCAAATCTATACACAACGATTCAGAACTTCCAAACAACATTAGGAAGACAAGTTTAATTATGAAAGTAGGATTATTAACAATTATACAAAAAGATACCCTTATAGGAGAAATGGTTGCTCCTGATTGGTATTTCTACCCTATCCAAATGACCGATGGTGAATGGGTCATATCAACTCAAGAGATGGAAGCATCAGAGTTTCCTGAATTGGATTGGGTTAAAACATTACCACTTGTGGACTGGTTAGGTCCATATCAACCACTAACAGGAGATACCCCCAACTACTTTACACAGTTCTTTTCGGGGGAAACAAACTAAAATATTTATAAGAAGAACCCATGAGCGCTCTATCCCCACTACAAATTAACTTATCCTATCAGGGTTTATTAAAACTCGCTGATTCAACAACAGGTATTACACAGACCGTTCAATCAATTCAAGATGGATTGGGTAATGACACGGGACTTAAAATTGGAACAAATAGATTACAAGGTGGTAATACGATGCCTTGGTATAAAGCAGGTGTTGGTAAATACTATGGAAATGGTTTTGGAACTACTGCAGCAAATCCTAGCACTAACCAAAACCTACTTATCGCTGGTTATTTTTATGATAATGGTGTTAGTTCTTATTCAGCCGTCACGGTAAGTTGCACAACACTACACGCAACGGATACTTGTGAGGTTGCATTTTATGATTCACAATACATAGAAGGATACGGATTACAACCTTATAATAAGTTAGCACAACTAACAATTACAGGAACAACAACCACAGGATTAAAAACTATGGTTCTTGCAAGTCCATTAACTTTTTCAGGTCAAGGTCCAGGATTGGTTTTTCAAGTATCAAAATATATTTCAGGTGGAGCACCAACTATCAGATTAGCAGCATCTGTTTATACTCCTGGTACTTGGAGAGCATTTGCGATAAATCAAACAGGATTTATATTTAATACCGCAGGAACAGCAGCATTTGAACCAACACAATATATTGGAACAACAAACGCATCATCATTTGTTTATAACACAGGAACTTTTCCAACCACTTGGACTTCAACACAATCAGCATTACTAACATCATCAAGTGCTTCAATTTTTTACCCTGGAGTTCTATTACACACAATTAGATAAAAATATACAATATGGCTAACTTAAAAATATCCGCATTACCAACTACAACAGGTTCAACAAATAATGACTGGTTGGTAAAAAATGATAGTGGTGAAACTACCACATCAAAAGTCCAACTGAAATATGCGATGGGTATGACTTCTATAAATGGAAACAACACTATCCAATCATCAAAATATTTAACTGTTTTAGGAACAACTGGAACCACAGAGAGTGCAATCGCTATTGGTAATGGTGCTGAAGCGACCTCACCTTACTCAATTGCTATAGGATATAGAGCCAGAAATGATAACAGAGATGGAACAAGAAATAACTACATCTGTATTGGAACGGACTCAAGAGCGGTTCAAGAGTCATTCGCTTTAGGAACAGGTGCTAAAGCACTCGGAGCATCTACATTATCTGTAGGTGAAAACGCACAGACATACGGAAACTCAGGATTAGCACTGGGTAAAAATAGTAATAGTCAGGGAACAAGTGCTATAGCATTGGGACACGGTGCTATTGCTGTAGGTGATAGAGGTATTGCGATTGGAACTGACGCATCAGTCACCTCACCTGCAACAGAAGGTATTGCAATAGGTAGAAATACAATAGCATCAGCGGATGCTTCAGTTGCGATAGGTGATGGTTCAGTTGCGGATAGTGTAGGTTGTGTTGTATTTCAAGGACTAAACTCAAACCCATCAGGATTTACAGACACCGTATTCTGTAAGTCAATACAAACTCAAGGTAATACAACAGATGCTACTAATACACAAAATGGTGGTTCAGGATTTACCGTGAATTTTGATGTATCATCTTCACAAAAAATAGTATTAGACCAAAACGCAACTTTAACTTTAACTAATATTCGTGATGGTGGTAGATATAGAATATTATTTGAGAATAATGGAACATTTAATTTATCATCCGTGACAGCATCAGGTTATACAATAAAATATAACGGTGGTGGTAGAGACGCACTTACTCACAATAGTGATGACTTGTGGTATTTGGATGTATTTGCTACTGATATTTTTATTACACAACACCCAAACTATACAACCTAAAAATCCACATAATAAATAAAAAAAAGATTTGTTATGGGTAGGGTATTCCTCAATAAAAAGTTTAGTGATTATCTCGGTGAGAACCGAGCGTTGTTGGATATTATAGTTAGGTTCGTTCCTGACCCTACACCATCACCATCACCGAGTGTGACTCCGTCACCAACACCTACACCGAGTATAACCCCAACAATCACCAGTACCCCTGCGATTACTCCGAGTATCACACCAACAAATACTCCAAGTATTACACCAACTCTTACTCCGACTAATACCCCAAGTATCAGTCCTACAAATACACCGAGTATCACACCAACGAATACTCCAAGTATAAGTCCAACAAATACCCCAAGTATTACTCCGACTAATACTCCTTCGGTATCTGTTAGTTTAACTCCAACTATTACCCCTACCAACACACCAAGTATTAGTCCTACAAATACACCGAGTATCACACCAACAAATACCCCAAGTATCAGTCCTACAAATACACCGAGTGTCAGTCCAACAAATACTCCAAGTATCACACCTACCAACACACCGAGTATCACTCCGACTAATACCCCAAGTATCAGTCCTACAAATACCCCAAGTATAACACCTTCGGTATCTGTGAGTCCAACTCTTACTCCAACACCGACAACATCACCTATACCTTTTAATTGTGCTTGGAGTGCTATAACTGAAGTATGGACATCCAATGCAAATGATTGGGATGAGTGTCAACCTGTTCCTCCGTTTAGTCCAACACCAACTCAAACACCATCACAAACACCAACACTGACTCCAACTAAAACTCCTACTCCAACTCCAACACCTGCAAATTTCTTTATTCTTTATGAAACAGGTGATGTAATGGAAGCAGAGAACGGTGATTTAATTGAATACGAACACTGATGATATATTTAAACCAAGGTCAAAACAACCAAGCAGCAGCGGTATGTTCTCGTAACAAAACACTTACGGGTAATGTCCAATACCTTTGGGCGATGCAACACAAGCTCTCAGGACAGAGATTTCGGTTCATTCCATTCAGAGTTCCACCATCGGTACCATACAGCCCTGGCTACGACGTTTTTTGTATTGACATTGACCCGTTAATACCTAACGTTCTAACGGGTGCTACCTCTTGTGGTGAAACCAACGTTGGGACTTTGATACCAGGCGAGTATTATCTAAAAATTTACGAACAGATGTCGACCTCAAACCTCGACCCAATGTTATCTCACGATGTCGTTCAAGAAACCCTCCTACATGTGGTAGGTATAAACCAAAATATTCCAACGACTTACACTGGTGGAACCGACGGGGTATTTATCATATACAACGATAATAATAATTAAACAATATGAGATTAGATTCATTCAATTTTGGAGCACAAGATTTTTCACTACGATTTGTTGAAAAAATAAATCGTTCATCCCCATTTGTATCTTGGGGCATGGACAATATGGAGATTGAAAGATGGTATGACTATTCAGATTTTTCACCAATCCATTCAAGTGCTATTAGAACCAAGGTTGATAACGCTGTCGGTAATGGTTGGGTCAATGGTGACCAATTACAAATTAACTCAAAGGAGTCGTTAAATGACGTAGCAAAACAGATGTTTTGGGAGTATGTGGTTGGCGGCAATTTATTCCTTGAGGTCGTGTGGAAGACTGACAGACGTGAGGGTTTACATTCAATCCATGTGATTCCGTCAAAGTATATGAGAGCAAAGACACCTGAGAACGGTGAGATGTATTCCAATAAGTGGCTATGGTGTCATGATTGGCCGCAGTGGCGTAAGGCTGGGCTCATAGAATTTTGTGAGTTCGACCCCCAAAATTACACCGATAGACAGGTCATTCATATAAAAAATTATGCACCTGGATACATGTTTTATGGCGTGCCAAGTTACTTATCATCGATATTAGATATTCGTCTCTCACGTGCTATTTCTGAATACAATTTGAGTTCAATTATGAATGGTGCACAGCCGAGTCTTTGGATAAATTTTCCTCAAGAAGTTGACTCACAAAACGAACAGGAAGAAATCCTAAGAAGACTACAAGAACGCTACTCAGGACCCACGAATGCAGGTCGTGTAATCGTATCATACGGTTCCGATGGAGTTCGTCCTGAAGTGACCACAATCAACCCAACATTACAGGGTGGAATGTTCTCTGAGATTTTCGGATTGGTACGCGAGAACATCCTCTCGGGACACCAAATCCCAGACCCGTCCATTTGTGGCCTCCCAAGCCCAAGCGGTTTTTCTTCTCAATCAGAACAACTCAAGACAGCACATCAACTGTTTATGAAAACGACCATATATCCTCTTCAGTCATTTATGTCTAAAGAACTTTCTCCTGTCATCAACTTGTTAAACCCGAGTCAACCTATTAAGTTAGAAATCGAACAAAACCAATTCATATTATGATATACAACGTCCTGTTAATCAGTGAACAGAAACTGAAAGAAAATACGAGTATAAACGAAAACGTTGACACTTCAGAGCTTCGTTTTTGTATTCAGATGGCTCAGAACATATTTCTGCAAGAGTCACTTGGAACGCACCTATTTGAATATATCTTGGGACTTGTTCAAACGGGGGATATTGATGACCCATCAAAAATCCATTACAAGGAGTTATTAAATAACTTTATTCAACCGATGTTGATATCGTATTCCTATTACTATGCACTCGACAATTTTTGGGTTAAGTTCGTGAATGTAGGATTACAACAATATAGAAGTGAACAGTCAAATCCAATTGACAGTAAAATGTTCACCTACATGAAGAACAATGCGAGAGACCAAAGCCAGTTCTTAGACAACCTGCTGAGACGCCATTTGGTGTTTAACACAAGTAAGTTTCCTCAGTATACCGTCATTGAAAACAACGGTCAGTTGATTCCTGAATTTGGTGGAGCATTTAAATCACCAATCACCTTACCCGCAGGTAATAGAATCTTAGGTAACTACGGTTACTATGGTTGTACGATACCGTGGTGGTACGGTGGACCTAAATCAGGGGAGTAATTCCACCACTGACCCGTCAGGTAACTCCTTAAACAGAGTATACTCAACGATTATAAAGTTCTCATCGTCGTGGATATTCCATAGACGAATCGTGTATTCTTGGTCATCGGAATCTATTATAAAAATCCTACGAGCGATGTCCGTATCCCAATCCAAATTCCATTGTTCGTTTATTGGTAATCCAAATTGTTTGGTTACTTCATCACATACGGTAAAGAAGAAATCGTCTGAGTCTTTAAAAACTTGATTGAGTATGAGTGTTTCTGACATTGGTTTTTTTTTCAAATATACAACTTTTATTTTTACCTACCTAATAATTTTGAAGGATACTCCTGTGGTAATTGACTCAGGTGTGTAACATTCCAATTCTGTTTGTATACGACCTTCCTCAGTTAGTTTGGTCCATCGGTTAAAGGATTTACGTTTCCAATACTGTATTAGGTTCTGTAGGTCATATTTGGATGGTTCAGGTCTAATTAGTTCCTCACCATTTAGGATGTGTTCTTTTACGTTTGTAAAACCAAACGTTGACATGTAATAACGTTTCTGTTGTTTGGTCTCACATTTCTCTTTTAAGAACACTTTAAACTCATCGTGGAGGGTTTTATCATAAACCTTTAGATGATTCATTAGAATGGAAATAACCTTATTCAATTCACGTGACTTCGGTGATGATGGTTTGGGGTCAACTAACATACCCTTCCAATTAGGATTACCGTAGTGTTCACGACATTTGTTTCTGAGTTCAAAGTAAATCGTGTCAATCGGTGTTAACAGATTGGTTGATTCTGTGAGTCCCTTGTATTTGATATAGGGTTCCAAACCGTCATACTGTGAATTGGTTTTTGTGTTACCATACAACGATGTGGTTTCAAACACCAAAATATTTGTACCGTATTTTTTGTTAAACATATCCCTAACCTCATTGGAGATACAAACCAAAGACATGAGTTTACCACCGAGGTAGTTAAATCCAAAAGGTTGAACAGGAACGATTGTCTGTCCGTTATAAATATGTGGGTTTACCTTGTCTAATCTCAAGGATTCTCCAAAGAAAATGTTTCTCGGTTTGATGGATGACACAGGTGATGATATTCTGACAAATCCCACCCATGTATTTGATTTACGTTCTTTAAGACCCAACGTTAGTTTTCTCCCAATTTGAGATTCAATCGGAAAGGATGCTATCTGTGTTGTGAGTTCTGTAAACTCTTTGGAATCTATCTCAACGAGTTCTAAATCCATGTCCATAGGATTCATCGTATAGTCATTAAAAACTCTACCGTCTATTGGGTTAAACGTCATGTTATTCAACCTCTCAAGTTTCTTTTGAAGGTAGTAATCAATAATGTTATCCAACCCCTCGTAGAAGGATTTAAAACGGTTTACCATTTGATAAACCTCAGTCTCGTTTAGGTGTAGTTCCATAATACAAATATAATAAAAAACATGGGGAAAGCAACCCTCCCCATGTGTGAAAAATCTATTTACGTTTTACAACGTTACATTTAATAGATTCTCCCGTCATTGATGTTTTGGATAGGATTTTACCTTGGATAGATAATTTAACCATATCACCAAGTTTAACAATATCCCATTTGATAAAATCATAACACAGTTGAACTGTGTAGATTCTCTGTTCACCGTCACTACCTGTGTTGGTTTCAATATCACACTCCCAACCAGTCATCAGGAAATTCTCATTACTTAAATGTTTCCATTTAAAGATTGGAGTTGTGACTACCTCACCGAATACAAACTTTTCATTCTGTTCCATTTTTATTTTTCATTAGGTATGTTTATGTCCTTTAAAGACGTTTCCGTTGTTCCACTATTGGACATACGGTCAAAGAACTCAGTTATTACTGAATCCAAAGATTGGTTATTAGATGTGTTGTATTTTTCTGTCATAAAGACAGTCCAATCCAACTCTCGTCTAAGTTCGGTTCTCTGACTTGATAATACAGGTAGAGTCGTTTCGTAAATTTCTTTTGATTGTCCCATTTTAGTAAAGTTTAGATAAAGATATAAAATTCTTTTTAATCAAACAAGAACCCCTGTTGATATTTTTTCATAAGTTGAGATTCCATGTTTGATAATTCAGATTGAACCTTATTGAAGGTCTTATCCGTGGGGGAGAATAACACCACGTATTTACTTATAAACGAACGTTTAAAGTTCATCCACTGTTGGACATCTATTGGTCCGTTAACTCTCTTGTAATAACCCTTAAGGTCGTTCAGGTCTTTTTGATACTGTGTCATAGATTATATTTTTTTTTAAATTGGTCACTTATCGAGACATCTCCGTTGGTATTATATCCGATGAGTTGTAAAAGTTCATGTGCTATCTCAAGGTCAGTAGGGTTTTCATAAGAATTTTTATCTCTGTATTTTTGACCAAACTTCTTTGCACATTCCTTACAGAAGTGTTGACGACCGTAAGGACTTTTTGTGGAATGGTGAAACTCCTCACAAGGTTTGTATATTTTCTCGTGAGTACAATGACACATCGGTGTCCCGTTATCAATATAATATTTTTGAATCTTAGAAGATGTCATCAAAAATAAATTGATTGTGGTTTCGTTTTAATTCTTCCTGTGAGGGTTTATCTTGTAACATTACAATGTAATCCTCATTCATCAGGTTTGAGTTCTTGTAATGTAAAATAAAGTAGGTTTTTTCGGTGATTTTGTTGATAGGTGAATATGTAATTCCCAAACCAACTACGGTATGGTAAATATCATCGTTCAAATCAGTCATAATAGAATTATTATCTTTAACATCATCCTTCATAATAAATGAATGATTCTCGGTGTTCCATCTTTTGTTCCTACGAATTTGAGAGATGTGAATACGGGATATTGGTTCACCCGAGTTCGTTCGGTAGATTCTTGATATTTGACTGTTGTTTAGACCCATATCAAACATCTCTTGTAGACGTTCGAGGTCATCGGTGTTCTTGTTAATTTTACTTGCTCCTATCATGTTTTTATAAATTATGTTT